TAGAGCGCTAGTGTGCAACCTTTACCAGAAAAGCTACAAGACTTTAGATACTTTCTAATTCTTACTTGGAGGCATTTAAACCTTCCTGATCCAACACCAGTACAACTAGAAATAGCTGAATACCTTCAACACGGTCCTAGAAGAAAAATAATTCAAGCATTTAGAGGTGTAGGTAAATCTTGGATTACTTCTGCTTACGTAGTTTGGAAACTACGCATGGACCCACAACTAAAGTTCCTTGTGGTTTCAGCTTCTAAAGATAGAGCAGATAACTTCTCTACTTTCACTATGAGACTAATTAGTGAAATGGATGTATTAGCTCCTTTACGTCCAGATGCTTCTCAAAGAAACTCTAAAATAAGCTTTGATGTAAGACCAGCTAGAGCTGACCATGCTCCCTCAGTTAAATCTGTTGGTGTCTTAGGTCAAATGGCAGGTTCTAGAGCAGATGAAGTTGTAGCTGATGACGTAGAAGTTCCTAACAACAGCTTTACTCAACCTATGAGAGACAAACTCTCTGAAGCAGTAAAAGAATTTGACGCAATTCTTAAACCTAATGGCAAAATTTGTTTCCTAGGTACTCCGCAAACCGAGCAAAGTTTATATCTCACCTTAGAAGAAAGAGGATATGAAACCTGTATTTGGCCTGCTAGATACCCAAACCTTAAAAACAATTATGGAGACAGACTTGCTCCTAAAGTTCACCAAAGACTTTTAGATGAAGTTGTAAGCCCTAAAGATCCTGTTGATCCAGATAGATTCAACTCTATAGACCTAATGGAAAGAGAAGCTTCCTATGGTCGTTCTGGCTTCTCCCTCCAGTTCATGCTGGATACTTCTCTCTCAGATCAAGATAGATATCCTCTTAAACTTTCTGACCTAATAATCTCTTCAATTAACCCTGATCATGCTCCAGAAAAAGTTATATGGTCTAACTCTCCTGAATATTCCCTACAAGATCTTCCTTGTGTAGGTTTTAACGGAGATAGATACTACAGACCTGCACAAGAGTTCGGAGATTGGATCGAATATACAGGCTCAGTTATGTCAATTGACCCTTCCGGCAAAGGAAAAGACGCTACTGGTTACGCAATTGTCAAGATGCTTAATGGAAACTTATTCGTAACAGATGCTGGTGGCCTAACAGGTGGTTATGACGATTCTGTTCTTACTAAATTATCCAGATTAGCTAGAGATCACAAAGTTAATACCATCATTGTTGAAGAAAACTTCGGTGGTGGTATGTTTGCTGAACTTCTTAAACCTGTTCTTACTAAATTTCATCCCTGCCAAGTAGAAAACATCCGAAACAACAAAACTAAAGAGTTCAGAATCATAGATACCTTAGAACCTGTAATGAACTCTCACCGATTGATCATTGATAGGAAAGTCGTAGAAAAAGACTACAGATCCAATACAAATGAAGCACCAGAAAGAAAACTAAAACTCCAGCTTTTTTATCAAATGTCCCGCATAACACGTCACAAAGGCTCCTTAGTCCATGATGACATCCTAGATGCTTTATCTGGTGCTGTCTCCTATTGGACTGAATACATGTCTGCTGATGAAGACCGCAACATAAAGTCCAGACAAGATGAACTTCTTCGTATCCACCTAGATGATTGGGGTGATTCCATGAATAACACCATCACACAAACAGCTATGGGTATGTCCCTTGACCAAATAAGACAAACTTCCTCTTCCTCTAATTCAATGTTTTAACTAAACTATTCTTGTAGTTTCTCATGCAAGCTACCTATTTCACATCTATTGGGATTAGATGGCTATTAAACCCTTGACTCTTAAAACGTTAGGGGTTTTTTAGTAGCTACTATTTAAGGTCACTCATGTTTCCCTATTAGGTACACTCATAAATTCTATTTAGGGACACACATAAAATACCTATTAGGGTCACTCATAAATTGAGTTGGGGGCCCATCTACGGAGTAGACCTCGAAGAGGGATACAACAAAGAAAAAAGAAAAGTAACAAAAGAAAAAAGAAAGGTTCCCACACAGGACTCCAAAAGTCTTCAAAGGTTTCTAACAAAAGAAGAAGCTGCTACAGATTCTTCCCTCTCTTCCTTAACCAAAAGCCCTCTATAGACACTCCAATGATCTCTTATAGCTAACTCCTATAACGTCCCATTGGGATCATTCTGGGCGATCCCTTTGGGACACCCTCTTGATTACCTCTTACAACCTCTAGATAAATACCCTTGGTTTACTCGTAAAAATTTAAAGGGGTATCGCATATATGGAAATCCAAAAAATCCCCCCTTTATGGTCAATTTTCTAGGGTAAAAAGAGATTTTTATAAACAAACTATTGATATAACTAAAAATCCATCAGACTATTAATCTGATTGGAGCCATAACCAGGTCAATTGATTGATTTTTGGTTTTATATTTGTTTTTGTGTTTTATCGATAAGGCCGGTCTAAAACAGAGCAACAAGCAAGCTTAACAGAATGAAACAAAAGGAATAAGTTGAGTGGTGCCAAGGATAATCAACAGTCAACTACTAGGAAACCTTGAAAAAACACTAGGTGAATGTATAATTAAATTTAGGTAGCAGATTTTATTTGTTATCTAGTCCCAGAACCTAAAAAACTTATGACTACTACTGCAACAGTAGAGAACCATGCTTTAGATAATGCTAAGGCAAAACTCGAGTCAATCATTTCTTGGTATAGGGAATATGAAACAGTAACTAATGTTCCTGATAATGATCCTGATGCAAGAAATGAAGATGACATAAGAGAAGAAGCAGAGCAATCTGTTTTATCTATTGAAGTTAGGCAGTCATGTTGGCAGACCTTAGGGAGTGGATTAAAAGCTAGTCAAGGTCGTTTACTACTTACTTTTGGTGGTCCTGCTTGTCAAATTATTACTGATTTAGATGAACATGGTGAACCATCGGGGAATGTAGAAATTCAATATCAGGACTGGTTTAAACCTTGGGAAGGTTATTGGCCTAGTGATGATGTTGATGATGCTTCTAATGATGAAGTAAGAGCGGCTCTTGAGTGGTATGTAGGTTTATTCTTTTTTGGTCAATAGCTAGATGATCCTATGGAGCCTCTCAGGAGGTTCCACAGGCTCTTCTAATGAGCCTTTTACACCAGCCCAGAACTAATTATGCTAACTTCTGTTGTTTTTATGAAAGGAGATTCTTCTAAGGAAGTATCTCTAGATGATGTTAATTCTGTTGAAGATGTTGCTTCCGCTATGAAGGAAGTAATTGAAGCAGATAAGAAAAAACAAGAGGTCAGAACAAATGACTGAGCGTGAATTATTCGAGGCGTTTGGTGTTCCTTATAGGAGCCCATCCGAACTAGAAGAAGAGAAGTTGAGAGAAGAAGAGAAGTTGAAACAGTATCGGCAAGCGAAAGCAGCTGATGATTGGTTATTTAATGACTCTGACTCTTTACCGGAATAACTAATTTTTTAGATGAATAACTAGCTGGGCATTGACTAGGCAGCATACCCCAATCGCAGAAGGGCAGACTCCACAAGGTCATATAAGCCCCAGCTATATCTTTTATTCACAAGTCTCTTTTTTTTTGTTGTTGGTATCAGGTCTTATATATCCCTGGCCGAATTTTTTGTAGAGCCTATTAAGGAATTTTTCTTTAACAGGCTCTTCATTTAGAGCCTACAAAGCCCCAGGAATCTATTCACATGTATTCAAACATCACTATGTCTTCTAATAAGGAGACAATTGTTACTAGTGCCCTTGAGATTATTGATACTCAAGAGAGGGAGCTACAGACACTAAGGGAAAGACAACTTGTCTTAATATCCCTGGCTGGATTTTTATTTATTATCCATTTGCTTTTTTAAATATGCTTAAGTGCCCTTCTTGTGGCTCTGTAAGTTTTGTATCCACTGGAGCAGGTCAGGAGAAGATTCCTGGTGCTCCTTCAGTGGAGACAAGAAATACAGACCAAACACCATATATCCGTAGAAGGAGGCGGTGTACTAAATGCAATCACTTGTTCTCTACTAGGGAATATGAGGTAGAAGAACTTCAATCAATCATGCTTGGAGTAAAGAAAGAAGCAGGAGATTTAGAAGGAAGTGAAAAACACTTAGCTTCTATTGCTGCTGAAGTATCAGATTTACTAGAGGAGCTGCTTTCATGGGCTCGTCAAGTAAATAAACATAAAAAACTAGTAAAGGAGAAAACTAATGTCAATTAACAAAGAACAATTCACCGGCATTTCTAACAAAGTTAAGGAGTGTCTAAACGTGCTGTCTGATTTGCCAGATAGTGAAAAAAAGCAGTTGGCAATTCTTATGATTGCTCAAACTGTGTCTCCTAAGTTTGCTGCTGAGACAGCTAACTTTATGCTTGACTTAAATGAGTGGGAGAATATCTGATGTCTTACCATTCTTTTTCTAGTGCTTTGCCTAAGAAACTATTTGTAATTAAGATCTCTGATTCTAATTATGATCCAGGTGTCAGAACTGAGCTAATCACTGCATCTTCTGCAAAGAAAGCAGTTGAAATAGCAAGGGACAAATGGCCTGAAGCTGATGGGATGATGGTTGTTGATAGTAGGGAATTAATTTAAGACTAAGGTCTAATTGATTTCTGTTAACAGGAATTATTAGTATTTCCATCGCTTAAAAAAAAGGAGGACTTCTATGCCCAGAAGTAAAGTCCAAAGCTTGAGAGATTGCCCATGTTTATCTCAGGCTATAAGGACTGTCTACAACAGACGAAAACGTGGTAAAGCAGATGGTGATAACTGGTTAATAGCTATGGATCATATAAAAAAGATCCTGGGGGACATACCAGTTAATGAAATCACTACTCAATCAGTGAATCAAATTATTGATGCACTACAGATCAGGCCATATCACAACAGCAATAAGACTATTAATAAAAAGGTTTCTGCCTTGAAGGTCTTGTTAATGGATATGGAAGATGATGGACATCTAAGCCTGATTAAACTTCCTAGACGATTAAAAGAAGAAAAGGGTCGTATTCATTTTCTTACCGAGGAAATGGAAGATGACCTGTTAAATACTTTTCTTTCATGGAAGTTATATGTACACCATGATTTTGTTAAATGCTTAATAGATCTTGGTTGCAGAAGAGGTGAACTTCTTGGCTTACAGAAAATGTATATTGATTTTCAATTGAATCAAATTACTTTTGCCAGGAGAAAATGTGATAACCCTGTTAGTGTTCCAATGACTGATACTGTTCAACAGATATTACGTCCTTATTATTTAAGGTGTAAACCTGCTGATAAGTTATTTCCTTACAGTGAGGATTGGATTACTAAGACGTGGAATAAGGTTAGGGATTATCTAGGTTTTGCAGAAACAAAATGGTATGTACCGCATATATGCAGACATACCTGTGCTACAAGGTTGGTTCAGCGTGGAGTTGAACTTGGGATTGTTAGGGATTGGCTAGGCCACTCTAATATTTCTATGACCTGCCAGTATGCCCACTTTGCACCTAAACAATTACATGGAGCAGTTCATGTGCTAAATGTAAAGAAAACAACGTCATCAGTGGCGTGAACACTACGGTTACTTAAGTCTTTGATTTGTAATGATTTCATTTAGACATCATATCTGATAGATAAGACTTAGGTAACTCTTATAAAACAAGGAGTTACTCATGGATCAAGCCCAGATTCAAATCCAGATTGAGAATGAAATGGCCGGACGAGGTTATGACTCTTACCGGAGAAAAGTACAAAACAACATAGAAAAAGGTAGAGAATCAGATAATCCTTATGCCATCACCATGATGCACGCAGGATTACAACCTTTTGTAGAAGAAATTACCAAGTTTATTGATAGAGCATGGAGAGCAACACCAGGAAGAAAAGCTAGAGCTGCTGTCTTGCTTCAAAAGTTTAAAGACATTGATGTTGTTGCTTATATCAGTTTTAAAGCTGTGTTGGATAATGTTAGTCAACATAGAACTACAGCTGCTGCGGTAGCAGTAAAGATAGGAAACCTTTTAGAAGATGAAGTTAAATTTTCAGTTTTTAATCAGGATGACCCTAGGCATTTTGAAGCGTTAAAAGATCATATAAGTGATACAAAACACTATGGCTATAGAAGAGCTATGGTTCTTGGTCACATGAGAAATAGAGGTTATACGTTTGAACCTTGGAAGAAAGAAGACAAACTTAGGGTAGGTCTGACTCTGATTGACCTGTTAATGAAGTCTGTTGGCTTGGTTAAGTTAGTAAATAAGGGTTATTTATTTAATAAGACTAAGAGAACTTATCTTGAATTTACTGAAGCTAGTTTAGCTTGGGTTAAGAGACAAAGAGTTAACAGATTTGCTGCTTATCCATTGCTAATGCCTTGTCTTATTCAACCTAAAGATTGGTCTAATTTTGCAGATGGTGGCTTTTATACAGAAAGACTAAGGAATATAAAAGCAGTTAAGACAAAAGGAAATGACTATTCAAAAGAGTTTGATGAAGAGAATCCTGAAATCTTTTATCAAGGATTAAATGCTTTACAAGGTACTGAGTATGGAATTAATGAAGTTGTTATAGAGACTGCTAACTACTGCTGGAATACAAATACAGAAGTTGGTGATCTTATAGACGCTGAACCAATACCTATACCTCCTAAACCATTTGACATTGATACTAATGATGTTGCCAGGAAGAAATGGAGAAGAGAAGCATCAATTACACATGACACTAATGCACATAACAGAGCTAAGAGATTTCAAAATATATGTATTTTAGATACAGCAGAAAAGTATAAAGAGAAGTCATTTTTTCATGTTCACCAAGCAGATTTTACCGGACGTTTATATTCAGTATCTGGGTCATTCAATCCACAGGGAACAGATCTAACAAGAGGACTGCATAAGTTTAAGAAAGGCGCTCCTATTAGGAATGAACAAGATAGAAACTGGCTTTGTATTGCTGGTGCAAATCATTGGGGCATGACTAAGGCTAGTTATAAGGAAAGAATTGAATGGGCTAATAATGAAGGTATTCATATAGCTAGGAATGTTGCTGGTAATCCTGAGAGCTATGTGAGCTTGTGGAGTAAAGCAGAAGAACCTTGGCAGTTCCTGAGCTGGTGTCTAGATATGAATGGTTTGGATGAGCAGGGCTATGGGTTTGTTAGTCATCATCCGGTCATGCTTGATGGAACTAATAATGGGTATCAACATTTTGCTGCAATGGTATTAGACCAAGATCTAGCTAACTCAGTTAATTTATGTAAATCAGAAGAACCACAAGATCTATATGAAAATATAAGGACTAATTTATTATTTAATTTATCAGTTGACCAAGAATTATTAGCACAAGATTGGTTTAATCATAGAGAATTTATAACAAGAAAGCTGATAAAGAAGCCTATTATGATGATTCCTTATTCGGGTACATCCTTTGGTATTGCAACTACTCTCAAGGAATATTTTGTTAAACATAGCGTAGAAGTACCGTGGGGCACACAGACATTTAAACATTATCATTTCCTAGCAGAAAAGATTAAAGAATCTGTTGCAAATGTATGTCCTTGTTCTACTGATGTGATGTCTTATCTAACAACATTAGCTAGATGTTTTTCTAAAGAAGAGAAGCAGATTGAATGGCTGACACCTTCTAATTTCTTAGTAAGACAAAATTATTTAAAGGTAAAACGTAAAAAGATTAAAACCCAGATGGGTCACAGCACTATTAGGTTAACTCTTCAAGAAGATATAGATGAGTTAGACAAAAGAAGAACAGTCAGAAGCTTTCCAAGTAACTTTGTTCACAGCTTAGATGCTGCCAATGTTCACTTAGCTTTAGAGAAAGCAAAGAGCAGGGGGATAGATCAGGTTTGTACTATCCATGATTGTTACGGAGCAGTAGCAGGACAAATAGAAGATTTTGTTACCTGTGCCAAGGAAAGTTTTGTAGAAATTTATCAGAATAATGTATTAGATGATTTATATGATCAAGCTTCTACTCAGTTAGATGATCCAAGTAAATTACCAGCACCACTAGAAATGGGAGATTTTGATATTAATGAAGTTATGTCAGCTCCTTATGTATTTAGTTGATAAAGGAGTGACAAGGGACAAATGAACAGTAATATGCAATACGCACATGATAGACCTTCTAGGCTTTCAAGTGATTACAACAGATCCACTAAACGATTTACACAAATGAATCTCAAATCTGAAATTCTAAACGTCACCACACC